CATGCTGTATTACCTCAGTTGTTTAATGTTTGTCTTGATGCGCCCATTATAGCGAATGATCAGCCCATGTATATAATGCAAACTATATAGTGCACATTCATATCATGAATAGTCTATGTAACCTTTATATATACGCGCGTGTACGCGTAGCAATAATCATGCCAACTTGTGTACACTTGTGTCATGCAATAGTCGTGCCAATATGTGGCTATAGGTATCCTATGGCATACTCACTCTTTACCCATGCAATACCCATGCCAACATGGAGCCTTGTGTATAACCTGTGGATGACCTGTGGATAACTTATGCACAGCCCCTGTGGATAACTGGGGTAAATCATGTATAACCTGTGGATAACTAGAGGGGGACGGGGGGGCCGTGGGGATGCGTAGGATTGTTACTGTACCCTCTGGCATACAAAAAAGAGGTAAATTAGGAAAAAAGAGGGATATACATAAGTATACATAAGTCATTGATTTACATAAGGAAAACACAGTTGCCCCATTGGTGTTGACACAAGCAGTTAAGGGACACACAGGTTGACACACAAGGGGCTTGAGGGTGTACTTAAATTAATTTAGTAAATATAGAAAATAATGCTTGACATTTACTTTAATATATGGTATAATATCAAGTATACTAAGTTAGTTAAAGGAAACCATCCGCGCCTTAAGTACCTTAAGTAAACTAAAGTATTTTACTTTTATTAATAATTAAAGAAAATAACTAAACTCTACTTAAGTATCCTTAAGATAACTAAGGGGAATACTTTGAGTAAACCAGATATAGATAAGTCAACCGTTGCCGCGAAGCGGAAGGGTCGGCCACCAAAGAAAGCTGTAGTATCTAAAACAACAGGTAATAGAAAAGGGGTAGGTCGTCCCAAAGGTGATGCTTCAATCATCAACGACTATAAAGCTAGGATGCTTGCGTCTCCAAAGTCACGTAAGGTGATGGATGCAATCTTTGATGCGGCTTTAGACAATGATCATAAGAATCAGTCAGCGGCATGGAAGTTAGTAATGGATAGGATGTTACCTATTAGTTACTTTGAGAAGGAGAAAGGAGGTAGCGGTGGGCGTAGTGCTATCAATATCTCTATTACTGGAGTAGGTGGTGAAACTACTATTATCTCTGGTAATGAACAACAGCAAGACCCATTAGAGGGAGAAGTTGTCAATGATTAATAACATTAATGATATGTTAAGATACTTTAACAGGGAAGAGTTTGCCTGTCAGTACACAGGTAAGAATAAGATTGATGATCAATTCCTAATCAAATTAGACCACCTACGCTATGTATGTGGTTTTCCATTTATAATCACTAGCGGCTACAGAGACCCTAGTCACCCCATAGAGGCTAAGAAAAAAGTTGCAGGAACTCACGCACAAGGTATCGCCTGTGACATCAGGGTTGAGAATGGTCAGCAAAGGTATGACATCGTTAAACACGCCACTGCGTTGGGGTTCAACGGTATCGGAGTTGCTAACAGCTTTGTCCATGTTGACATCCGCAAGTTGGACGTTGGCGAGTCTCCTGTAATGTGGTGTTATAATTGACAGACTTAAATGTCTCTCTTCTACCGTGGCAACAGGAAGTATATAACAACGAAACAAGATTTAAAGTTATAGCCGCAGGTAGACGTACAGGTAAGAGTAGACTAGCGGCATGGATGTTAATACTCCGCGCCCTTAGTGATACCAAAGGCCATGTGTTCTACGTTGCCCCTACACAGGGACAGGCTAGGGACATTATGTGGCAGATGTTACTAGAGTTAGGACATAACGTGATAGCCTCTAGCCACGTTAATAACCTACAGATTAAACTCATCAATGGTGCTGTAATTGCCCTAAAGGGTGCGGATAGACCAGAGACAATGAGGGGTGTCAGCTTAAAGTTCCTAGTAATGGATGAGTACGCTGACATGAAGCCAGAGGTTTGGGAGCAGATACTACGTCCTGCTTTGGCTGACCAAAAGGGTGATGCGTTATTCATAGGGACTCCTATGGGACGTAATCACTTCTACGAACTATATACTTATGCCTGTGTGTCGGATGATCCTACATTTACAGGTTTTCATTTTACAAGTTATGATAACCCCTTGTTAGACCCAGAAGAGATTGAAGCGGCAAAGAAGTCAATGTCTTCCTTTTCATTCAGACAGGAGTTCATGGCTTCCTTTGAGGCAAATGATAGTGAACTCTTTAAGGAAGAAAACGTCAAGTTTAGCGAGGAAGAACCTTCAGATGGTGAGTATTACATTGCTGTCGATTTGGCAGGTTTTGCTGAAGTTTCTAAGGTCACAACCAAAACCAAAAGGCTTGACCAAACGGCAATTTCTGTGGTTAAGGCAGGTACGGAAGGATGGTGGGTTGCTAATATCATACATGGGCGGTGGGGTGTTGAAGAGACCGCCAGACGTATCTTTGAAGCAGTCAGAGACTACCGACCAGTAGCTGTAGGTATTGAGAAAGGTGCACTTAAGAATGCAGTGTTTCCTTACTTAAATAACGAGATGAAAAAGAACCAAAGGTTTTTCAGGATTGAAGAATTAACTCATGGTAATAAAAAGAAAATAGATCGTATAGTTTGGGCATTGCAAGGTCGATTTGAACACGGCAGTATATTACTAAACAAAGGTAAATGGAACAGTCAGTTTCTTGATGAGTTGTTTCAATTCCCCAACCCATTAGTCCATGACGACTTAATAGACTCATTAGCATATATAGATCAGTTAGCAAAAGTATCCTATGCTTATGACTATGAGGACGAGGACTACGAATACTTAGATAAATACGCAGGGTATTAACTATGTTAGAAGATAAAGAAAGTTTCTCTATAGAGCAAGACCTAGAAGGTTGGGTGATGGACAAATGTGATAATTGGAGAGATCATTATGAAGCCAATTATTCCGATAAGTTTGAAGAGTATTACAGGTTATGGAGAGGACAGTGGTCTTCCCAAGACCGAACAAGAGAATCCGAAAGGTCTAAGATTATTTCCCCTGCACTGCAACAGGCAGTTGAGTCCTCTGTAGCGGAACTAGAGGAAGCTACCTTTGGCCGTGGTAAGTGGTTTGATATACGTGATGATATACACGATCAACAAAGTGCTGACATTGCAATGTTACGTACACACCTTGATGAAGACTTTAAAAAGAACAAAGTACGTAAAGGTGTCGCTGAGTGCTTAATTAATGCCGCTGTGTTTGGTACTGGTATTGCAGAGATTGTCCTAGAGGAAGAAAAGGAAATGGCTCCTGCATCTCAGCCAATGATGGGTGGTGAGTTACAGGCAGTAGGTGTTACCATTAAAGACCGTACTTGTGTTAAGCTACGTCCTGTAATGCCTCAAAACTTCCTAATAGACCCTGTAGCTACAGATATTGATTCAGCTTTAGGTTGTGCTGTTGATGAGTTTGTCTCTAGCCACCTAGTAGAACAACTACAGGAAAAGGGTGTTTATCGTGATGAGCCTATCAGTCAAGCACAGACTGACTTTAATTTAGAACCAGATCAAGACCTAACTTCATTTTCTGAGGACAAAGTACGTCTAACTAAGTATTATGGTTTAGTCCCTGCTCACTTACTTAAGAAAGCCGAAAAGTCAGAACTAGAAGATGACGAAGAAGAGATTGAAGATATAGAAGTTTCCCTTATGGGTAGTGATGAGGGAGATGAGGATGATTCCTATTATGTAGAGGCTATGGTTGTTATTGCTAACAGCGGTGTACTTCTTAAAGCGGAAAGAAACCCCTACATGATGCAGGATCGTCCTGTTGTTGCATTCCCTTGGGATGTCGTTCCTAGCCGTTTCTGGGGCAGAGGGGTATGTGAGAAAGGGTATAACTCACAAAAGGCTTTAGACACAGAACTACGCGCTAGAATTGATGCTCTATCCCTTACTATACACCCTATGCTTGCAATGGATGCCTCACGTATGCCCAGAGGCTCTAAGCCCAGTATACAGCCTGGAAAAGTTATATTAACTAATGGCGATCCTCGTGAAGTCCTACAGCCGTTTAACTTTGGTAATGTTAATCAAATTACCTTTGCACAGGCTCAAGCACTTCAAACTATGGTACAGACAGCTACAGGCGCTATTGATTCAGCAGGTATTGCAGGATCAGTCAACGGTGAGTCAACTGCCGCAGGTGTTTCTATGTCCCTTGGTGCTATTATCAAGCGACACAAGCGTACATTAATAAACTTCCAAGAATCATTCCTTATTCCTTTTGTAACAAAGTCCGCTTGGCGTTATATGCAGTTTGAACCTGAAATGTACCCAGTAGCTGACTATAAGTTCCACACATCTAGTTCTTTAGGTATCATTGCTCGTGAGTACGAAGTTACACAGCTTGTACAGTTACTACAAACTATGTCTCCTGATACACCTATGTATCCTAAACTAGTCACTTCTATTATTGACAACATGAACCTAGCTAATCGTGAAGAACTTATTGCTTTACTTGATCAAGCTAATCAGCCTAATCCTGAAGCACAGCAAGCACAACAACAGGCACAACAAGCTGAGTTGGCTTTCCAAGCGGCACAAACTGCGGCACTCAATGGACAAGCACAAGAGTCTCAGTCTAGGGCGCAGAAGATGGCAATGGAAACTCAGGTTATTCCTCAAGAGTTGGAGATTGACAGAATTAAAGCTGTCACTACTAATATTCATGCAGGAGATCAGGATGATAAAGAGTTTAAGAAACGTCTTGAAATATCCAAACAACTTTTGAAGGAACGAGAGGTAGCTATTAAAGAGAGGACTAACTAATGGCTAAAGATTCTAGGTTAGAAAGAGCAGGAGTTAGTGGTTATAATAAACCTAAGCGTACTCCTAATCACCCAACTAAATCTCATGTAGTTGTAGCAAAGTCAGGTGATCAAATAAAGACTATTCGTTATGGTCAACAAGGTGTCTCTGGTGCAGGATCAAACCCTAAGACTGCATCGGAAAAAGCAAGACGTAAATCTTTTAAAGCAAGACACGCTAAGAACATCGCTAAAGGTAAAATGTCTGCGGCATATTGGGCAAATAAATCAAAATGGTAATAGGAGGCATTCATGCCACAAGGTAAAGGTACATACGGTAGTAAAATCGGACGACCACCTGCTAGAAAAACAACTGGTGGTGGACAACCTGTCCGAAAAGCTAAAGCACCAGTTCGGGTTAAAAGAACAACCGCTAAAAGAACTAGCAGAAAGTAATGAATGGTCAAACACACGGAGGCAAAGGTAGTACACAACGCCCTACGGATAAAAAGAAGTTTGATCAAAACTTTGATGCAATCTTTAATGTAAAAAAAGATAAGAAAAAAGAAAATAAAGCTTGACTTTAAGTTAAAAACATGGTATAATAGATATGTACATTAACTTAAATTACTGTCCATAAAGGAGAAACAGTATGGCTGACCCAAAACTAGAATTATATTATCGTAACTTTAGAGAAGTATTCCGTTCAGAAGGTTGGAAACAACTGATGGAAGATTTAAAAAACAACGCGGTAATTATTAATTCTGTAGAAGTCACTAAAGACTTAGAAGATTTGTGTTTCCGTAAAGGTCAATTATCTATAATAGCTAACCTACTTAACTTAGAGGCTCAAATAGATATAGCGGAAGAGCAAGCAAATGAACAAGAACTTGAAGAAAACGGAGAGGCCGCATAAGTGGCCTTATTGTTTGACTTCCAATGTTCTGAAGGACATACTACTGAAAGCTTACGGTCTTCCGATACTAAGTTTATTGTTTGTCCTTCATGCGGTAAGACTGCAAAAAAAATTGTATCTCCTATTCGTGTTCATATTGACCCTATCAATGGATCATCATGGAAAGCCTCAAGGAAATGGGCTAAACAGCGCGAACAGAGGGTACAACAAGAGCGTAAGGAAAACTCCTAACCGAACCCTTACATACAATACACCTCCATAATGAGAAATCACGGAGTTTGATAATGGCTACACTTATAGACGAGCGTCCTGAGAATGATGATGATAATGAAGAAATCACCAATCTCAATGAACTAGAACAACAAACTAAGACTGAAGAACCTGAAGAGGCAACTCAACAGTCCCTAAGTGAACAAGCAGTAGAAGAAGAAATCCCTGAGAAGTACAAAGGAAAAAGTACGGCTGAAATTGTAAGGATGCATCAAGAGGCTGAGAAGTTATTAGGCCGACAGAGTTCAGAAGTAGGGGAACTGCGACACGTTGTTGATAGTTACATTCAGACACAACTCGACACCACGCAACAAAATCAACAACCTGAAGAAGAAATAGATTTTTTCTCTGATCCAGATAAAGCAGTAGATAAAGCTATTAAGAATCATCCTTCTATTAGACAAGCTGAAGCTGTTACAAATCAGTATAGACAAGCAACAGCAAAGAGTCTTTTACAAGAACGCCATCCTGATATGGGTGACATCTTACAAGACGATAAGTTTGCTAAATGGATAAAAGGCTCAAAGATTCGAACACAGCTTTTCATACAGGCAGATCAACATTATGATCACGAAGCCGCTGATGAACTTTTCACTAACTGGAAGGAACGTCAACAAGCAGTAGATCAAACTGTGGTGAATGAGAAAGCGAGTAGAAAACAAGCCGTGAAAAAAGCATCCACAGGTGGGGCTAAAGGAAGCGGTGAAGCGTCCTCTCGTAAAGTCTATAGACGTTCAGACATTATTAAACTTATGCAGGACGATCCTGACCGATATATGTCTTTGTCTGATGAAATCATGCAAGCGTATCAAGAAGGGAGAGTCCGTAACTAATCTTATTATAGGACTTTTATCATGGCTACATCAGTATATCCCGCAATGGGAGGAGCAGTAGATAACACTTCTGCCGCTAAATTCATTCCAGAAATCTGGAGTGACGAAGTAATTGCCGCATACAAGACTAATCTTGTTTTGGCTAACCTTGTAAAGAAAATGAGCATGACAGGCAAGAAAGGTGATACCATTCACGTTCCTAAGCCTACTCGTGGTTCAGCACACGCTAAGGTCGCAGAGACCGCAGTAACCATCCAAAACTCTGTTGAGTCAGAAGTTTTGATTAACATTAACAAGCACTTTGAATTTTCTCGTTTGATTGAGGACATTACCGAAGTACAGGCTCTAGCTTCTCTACGTCAGTTCTACACTGGTGATGCAGGTTATGGTCTAGCAAAGCAGGTTGACGATGATCTGTTTACTCTAGGTAAGTCTTTCGGAAACGGTGACGGTTCTTCATGGGTACACAACGCGGCATTCCAGATCACTTCTGGTGGCGCATTGGAAGCTTATGATGCTGATGGCACTGCTGACGTTAATGCTTTCACTGACGCGGCTTTCCGTTCTTTGATTCAAAAGATGGATGATGCTGACGTACCGATGGACGGACGTAGCTTTATTGTTCCTCCTTCACTACGTAATGCTATTATGGGTATTGATCGTTACACTTCTACTGACTTTGTTAATGGCAAAAGCGTAGAAACTGGAAAGATCGGTAACTTGTATGGTGTTGATGTGTTCGTTTCTACTAACGTACCTACTCTTGAGTCTGGTGTACGTGGCGCACAGTTGATCCACAAGGACACTAATGTTCTTGCAGAGCAACAAGCTGTTCGTTCACAAACTCAATACAAGCAGGAGTTCTTGGGAACTCTATACACTGCTGACACGCTTTACGGTTGTCAAGTAATGCGTCCTGAAGCAGGATTCGTACTAGCTGTTCAATAAGCTAATACACTTAAGGGGATTCTTAGGAGTCCCCTTTCCCTTTTTTCCTTTTTGTTTGTTTTCGTAGGAGTTATTAATGGCTATATTTAGAGGCGATGGTGGTTCTGGTGATTCCAATACAGACGCTACTATTCTCGCTGTAACAGAGCAAGCCGCGATAGCTACTACTAAAGCAAGTGAATCAGCGGCAAGTGCTGTAAGCGCAAGTGAGTCAGCAACACAAGCGGCTACTAGCGCATCAGGTATTTCCGCATCAGTTATAGCCGCAGAAGCAAGCGCAACAGCTAGTGCTACCTCTGCAACCGCAAGTGCGGCCAGTGCAACAACTAGCGCATCCAGTGCAACAGCGGCTACCACGGCCAAGACAGCGGCTGAGACTGCTAAGACTGCCGCAGAAACCGCAGAGACCAATGCAGAAACTGCTGAAACAAACGCTGAGACTTCTGAAACAAATGCGGCTTCCAGTGCATCCAGTGCTACCGCGTCAGCATCTACGGCTACAACAAAAGCATCTGAGGCAAGCACAAGCGCATCTACTGCTACAACAAAAGCATCTGAGGCAAACACTTCCGCTACTAATTCTGCAACAAGTGCATCCGCTTCCGCATCCAGTGCTACTTCCAGTGCATCTAGTGCGACAGCTAGTGCGTCCAGTGCAACATCTGCATCATCTGCTCAGACTGCGGCAGAGACTGCTGAAACTAATGCGGAAACTGCGGAGACTAATGCCGCATCTAGCGCAACTAGTGCTTCAGCATCAGCTACTACAGCCACAACAAAGGCATCGGAAGCAAGCACAAGTGCATCCACGGCTACAACAAAAGCATCTGAGGCAAGCACAAGTGCCTCCACAGCCACTACTAAGGCATCTGAGGCAAGCACATCAGCTACTAATGCGGCTACTAGCGCAACAGCGGCTACTACAGCTAAAACCAATGCTGAGACCGCTGAGACCAACGCAGAGACAGCGGAGACTAATGCCGCTAACAGTGCTACCAGTGCGGCTACAAGTGCTACTAATGCCGCTACGAGTGCGTCTAATGCCGCAAGTACATTAGCATCAGCGGCTCTAAAGGCTAACAATCTGTCCGACTTAGCTAGTGCAAGTTCAGCTAGAACTAACTTAGGTTTAGGCACAGCGGCTACAACAGCGGTTACGGACTACCTGTCTTCTACAGGCGGTACAGTGACAGGAGATGTAGATTTTACTAGCACAGATACAGGTTCTTCTGCTAGTCCTGAGTTTACTTTGTTTCGTAATAGTTCTTCTCCTACTGATGGTGATTATTTAGGTCAGGTTAAGTTTGACGGTAAGAGTGACACAGGTGTAACAAGAGTTTACGCTAAGATTACTGCCAAGACTTCAGACGTTACAAACGGCACAGAAGACGGCTTGATAGAAACAGCAGTAAAGTCTAATGGTTCTAATGTTATTGTTTCTCGTCAGACAGGTTCAGCTTTAAAACTTATTAATGGCTGTGCTTTAGAAGTCGATGGGACAGTAACAGCTACTGGCGGTACATCTACTAACTGGAATACAGCTTATGGTTGGGGCAACCATGCTTCAGCAGGTTATTTAACATCTTCATCAACTTTAAACGCAAGCAACATGACTACTGGTACGCTTGATGGCGGCACATACTAAAGGTATATTATTATGGCAACAAAAATTGTAACAAAAAATAGTTCAACTGCTTCTGCCGTCCCAACAGCAAGCGATCTTGTACAGGGTGAACTGGCAGTCAACGTAGCTGACAAACGATTATTCACTGAGGACAACGGTGGTAGTATTGTTGAACTTGGCACTAACCCAAGCACCCTTACGGTCACTGGAGAAATCACAGCTAACGGTGGCATAGACGTTACTGGCACAGCCACGATGGATGGGCTTACTGTAGATAACATCACAATAGATGGCAATGAGATTGACGTAAGTTCTGGAGACCTAACACTAGACGTTGCAGGAGACATCATCCTTGATAGTGATGGCAACGTGGGTATTGGTACGAATTTACCTAGTGCTCCATTAGACGTAGTGTCTGCCTCAAGCAGTACTGGTCTGAATATTAGAGGCAGGTCATCAGACAATATCGGGTCATTGTATTTCACTTCTAACGCAAGTGCGTCTACAGAGTATGGTTATATACAAGGGCGGTCTACAGACCTAAGAATACAAGGGCTTAACAACGGTTTAATTTTGCAACCCTCATCAGGGAATGTGGGTATTGGTGTTGACGTTCCTGATTCATTATTACACATTAAAAAAACTACTGCTGATGCCAAAGTTACTTTGGAGACAAGTGAAAGTTACGACTGCTACATAAACTTTAGTGGCGCTACATCTGAAGCAGCTATTGGTTATAACGCCACTGATAATGCTCTTTTATTTTGTAACCCCGCTGGTGACTTAACAACTGGTGAAGCCATGCGCATAGACGTATCAGGCAACCTGTTGGTGGGTCTGTCCAGCACATCTGGAATTGCTACAGGCTCAACCGCAGACAATGGAGTTTACGTAGACGGTTCTGTAGGTGCTGTTGTTGCTCAATCAAGCGCAAATAAAAACTTGTATCTTTCTAAAGCAAGCGGATATAGCGACCCTGATTTTATTAGTTTTCAGGTTAACGGCACAACCGTAGGTAGTATTGGTGTTACCAGTGGCTCGTTAGGCATTGGTCAGTCTAACACTGGTTTAGGATTTTTTAACACTGACAGTATTGTTTTTCCTGCAACAGCGGCAGGAGCAACAAGAGATAATGCTATTGATTTAGGCTATTCTGGTGGTCGCTTCAAAGACCTCTACCTATCAGGCGGTGTTAGCACCAATACTGCAACTGGTCTTTCAATTACCGCTAACTCTAGCAATAGAGGAATCTTAAACCTCAGCACTAGCACAGCATACCAATTAATTGGCGGTTCGTATTACGGCTACATGGGTTATAAAACTGGCGGCTATCATAGATTCTTTGGCTCTGATGGTGTTGAGGATATGCGCATCGACTCCTCAGGCAACCTGTTGGTGGGTACTACTCAGACAGATGTTGGTTATTGGTATAACCGCTTTGGTTGTGTTATTGAATCTGGCGGTCAACTACATTCTGCCGTATCTGGCGATGCCTGCGCTATATTTAACAGAAACACAAATGACGGTGAGATAGTTGAATTAAGGCAGGGAGGAAGTAAAGAAGGGTCAATTTCGGTGTCTGGCTCAACAGTAAGTTACAACGGATTTGCAGGTCGGCACGAAAGTTCAGGCATTTCTTTATCTACAAAAAAAGGCACTGTTGTTTCTACAATTGATGAATTAGACACTTACTTATCAGGAGTTAAACAAGGCCAAACTCGTGCTGACCATGCAAAAGTTAAAGTATCTGATATTGTAGGTGATTCTTGCGTTTATGGTGTTGTTGATGGCTTTACTGATGAAGGTAAAGTAAATGTAATTTCTGTTGGCATTGGGGCTGTTTGTGTAACAGGCTCTTGTGCAAAAGGAGATTTATTGGAAAGCAATGGAGACGGAACAGCAAGAGTGCAACCAGACGATATTGTAAGAAACAAAACAATTGGCAAGGTAACAATTGGAAATAACGATACTAATGCAAAACTCGTGTCTTGCGTGTTGTATTGCGGATAACTTTAACAGAGGAATAAAACCATGGCAGTAACTTGGACAATCTCAACCCTAGAACGCAACACATCAGACGATGGTGTAGTTGTAGCACACTGGCGAGCATCAGACTCAGAAGAAGTAGGAACTGGTGATGACGCTGTAACTCACTCAGGCAGTAGCTATGGCACTTGTGGCTTTACCCCTGACAGCACTGCTGACGGCTACACAGCCTATGCAGACATTACCGAAGCGCAGGCTATTGGATGGGTAAAGGCTGACGTAGATGCTGACGCTATTGAGGCAAGCATTGCTTCACAGATAGAAGAAAGCAAAGCCCCTGCGATTAGCACTGGAGTGCCTTGGTAATGGGACAAATTAAGCAAGCACTTAAATCAAAGACCGTACAGTTTAGTATTGCACTAGCTGTACTCTCACTATTGCAAGGCTACATAGGTTTTCTACCAGTTAGCCAAGCAGGGCAAGCGGTCATAGGTTCTGTTATTGCAGGGTGTATTGTTGTACTAAGGGCGGTGACTACTGTTCCGTTAAGTAAAAAGTAAATAAAAGGATGTTAAAATGTTAGACGAACAATCAAAAGATACATTGGATGTACTTGCGGCATCAACAGGGATTTTCTCGTTGGCCGCTTGGTTGCCACCTACAGCATCATTGTTTACTATAGTATGGTTAGGTATTAGAATATATGAATCTGAGACTGTACAAAAAATAGTACAGAGTAGAAAGAACAAGAAATAGCTTGACTTTTGACTAAAAATCTGGTATAATAATATGAGTATCTTAGCTAGTTTGATAGCCCCTGTTACTTCTTTGTTGGATAAATTTATTGAAGACAAAGATCAAAAAGCAATCTTAGCGCATGAAATAGCTACTCTTGCAACTAGACAGGCGCAGGAAATTGCTCTTGCTCAAATAGAGACTAACCAAGAGGAAGCCAAAGGTAATTGGTTTCAGTCTGGTTGGAGACCTGCTACTGGATGGGTTTGTGTCTTAGGTTTTGGTGTTAATTTTCTAGTCTCTCCACTAGCCGCAGGTTTTGGTTTTGTTATACCACAGGCTGATACTTCAGTTATGTTACCAGTTCTTATGGGAATGTTAGGTCTTGGAACAATGCGTTCCTTAGAAAGAATTAAAGGGGTTGGAAAATGATTTCTAGTTTTAGAAAGGAAGACATCTTTCCTAGTTCTATTGATGTTCCTTTAAGGGATAATAGACCTAAGACTACTGTAGCACCTAAGACTACAGTAGCACCTAAGACTACAGTAGCACCTAAGACTACAGTAGCACCTAAGAAACCACAGTCCTCTTTGTTCTCTGATCCACATTTAGGACAAGTAGCGCCTAAAAGAAATGAAGCACCGATAGTACCTAAACCTGCTGTTGTGTTAGACCCTAAGAGAACAACTAATAGTCTTTTCTCTGATTACTTAGGAGGAGCAGGACAACAGAAAGAACAAACACAACCCCCTGTTTCATCGGGTGTTGATCCTTCGTTGTATACAGACCCTCCTCGTCAAAGCAGTGAACAGCCTAAAGAAACTGCACCTAAACCGACTACGCCTCCTTTATATAGTCCTGTTAAAACAGATTATTATAATAAAGCACAAACAGATAGCAATGGGAATGTTATACAGTATTTTCATGTCCCTACACCAAAGGCTTCAGGCACTACAGATACTACAGGGATTTCAGGTCTTCCTTCTATTAGCACGCCTGACTATGGAACAGCGGCTACATACGATAGTGCAGAGGAAGCGTTAGCTAACTATGCTAATGTCTTTGCGGAAACTGAGTCTCAAAGAGAAGAGACAGCACAGACACATAATTATAATAACTATGACCCTGCTGATTTTGCTAGAGCAGGATATAGTGGTGTCAATGATCCTGCATTACAAGGACAAGCAGATAAACTTGTTTCCTACATACAGGACAACAACATACCTCTATATAAAGAAGTAGAAGGTAAAAAGTATTACTTGACTACAGGATCAGGGGACGCTACTAATACTCTTCTTGGAATGACGGAAGGAGATAAGAACGGTAACTATGTAGCCTACGGAGAAGTAGGAACATACTCTACTATCTTTGAACCTGCTGAAAACATATTAAATCATCCTGTGTTACAGGTTGCCGCTATGTTTGTCCCTTATGGTACAGCTATCCTAACAGCCGCTAAAGGAGTATCAGGGGAAACCTTACACGCAGGGGATTGGGCTAGTTTAGCTAGTGCAGGTCTTGAGAAAGCAGGGTACACTAAAGCCCCTAGCACTGTGGATGGTGTTAAGGATGCAGGACACGGTTTATCAATAGGCGGTGTTGATTTAACTTACGCTCAGACCAATGCATTACTTAAGGGTGCTATTACAGGAGACCCTACACAAGCTATTGCTGAGACAGTAACAAGTCGTTACCTTGATAACATTCTTTCTAACGCAGACTCTTCTTTAGGTCAGTCTTTAGATGCTTTAGAAATGGATAAAGATGCTTTTGCTGATGCTTTATCCAACGTAGTAGGTAAGGTTGCTAACGGTGAAGATTTAGATGATGCTGTACTTTCAGGCTTTGCACAGTACATCAGAGAGGATGGTACATTTGAAGGTAACATTGTCCCCGATTGGCTTAGTGAAGCAGGTAGGGACTTTGATGATGCTGTCCTACAGCCCATTAAAGATGCTGTAGAATTAATGGCAGGTGGTGTACTGGAAGGTTCGGAGGAACTCTTTAATGTTCTAAAGGAAGCAGGGTCTGGTGTGGCTGACACAGTACGTCCTGTGTGGGATACAGTACGTGAAGCAGGAAGTGAGTTTGATGATGAATACTTACACCCTCTTGAGGAAACCATTGAAGCCTTTGGTGAGCCTATTGAAGACGCAGTACGTGCTGTAGGTGGAAGCATGGAGGAAGCTATGCAACCTGTCAAAGAATTCCTAGAGGAAATTGGGCCGTCCATTGAGGACACCTTACGAGCAGGCGGTAGAGCCTTTGATGATTACATTCTACAGCCATTAAAAGACTTACTGGAAGGAATACTCAAGAATATATCATTAGGTGGTATAGGAGCAGGAGGAGCAGGGGGCGGTGCTTTGTTAGCCGCAGGTGCAGAAACTGGCTCTGATGATCTCTTTAAATTTAAAACACAAGTGGGCGTAGATTTACCAGAGTTTGAGGAAGTAGAATACCGCGACCCTTTTGAATCCATGTTTCAGTCAACAATCGCATAGGAATAATAATGACTTACTTACAGCTTGTTAATAGTGTACTGCGGAGACTACGAGAGGACGAAGTATCTTCAGTCTCACAGAATAGCTATTCAAAACTTATAGGAGAGTTTGTCAATGATGCAAAACGTACAGTGGAAGATTCCTACGATTGGACAGCTTTACGTACTACATTGACAGTCTCTACAGACACTACTAGTTTTAACTATATCCTAACTGGTTCACAAAACAGAATGAAAGTGTTGGATGTCATTAACGACACCTCTGATTTCTTTATGCAGTACCGTGGTTCTCGTTGGATGGACAATGCTTTCTTAATAGAGACTCCACCTTTAGGCTCACCCCAGTTCTATAGCTTTAATGGTGTAGATGCAAATGGTGATAATGGTGTAGATGTCTACCCTAAGCCTGATGGTGTTTATCAGTTAAGGTTCAACGTAGTGTTGCGTACAGAGGACTTCACAACGGACACAGAAAGACTGGGTGTTCCTTCCTCTCCTGTAATACAACTAGCTACAGCATTGGGAGCAAGAGAGCGAGGAGAGACAGGAGGAACAAGTGCGGCTGAGTTGTTTGCTTTAGCAGACAATACGTTAGCGGATGCTATAGCTATAGATGCATCTCAACATCCTGAAGAAAACATCTGGTATTCTTAAATGGCTCAACAACTACAAAACCTTACTATAGCCGCACCTGCTTTCTTGGGTATAAATACTCAGGATTCTCCTGTTGGCATTGATCCTTCCTATGCTTCCATTGCGGACAACTGTGTAATAGACAAGCTAGGTAGAGTAGGTGCAAGGAAAGGTTGGACTGCTGTTAGTTCTAATGGTTCATCCGTTCTAGGCTCAAGTCGTGGCATAGAGACTATATATGAGTATATTGATACTTCAGGTGATAAGGTTGTACTATCCGCAGGTAACAATAAAATATTCTCAGGGACTACAACTTTAACGGACATAACACCTTCTAGTTATTCTCCTTCAGGAAATAATTGGAAGATTGTGTCATTAGCTGACCATGCTTATTTATTCCAAAGAGGACATGAACCCTTAATCTATACTGATGAAAGTGGGTCAGGAGTTCTTGAGAAGTTCTCAAGCCACTCACACGCCACAGGAACACCTCCTTATGGTAATGAAGTCCTGTCTGCATACGGTAGACTCTGGGTAGCGGATGTTACAGGTAATAAGCACACTGTTTACTGGTCTGATCTATTAACAGGACACGCATGGACAGGAGGTTCTTCAGGGTCAATAGACATTACTACTGTATGGCCTAGTGGTTTTGATGAGATAGTTGCACTAGCGGCTCACAATGGCTTCCTAATCATCTTTGGTAAGAAGTCTATACTTGTGTACTCAGGGGCTTCCTCTCCTGCTTCTATGACCCTTACAGACACCATAGAGGGCATTGGTTGTATTGCTCGTGACTCTGTACAGCAGACAGGTACGGACATTATATTCCTATCTGATTCAGGTGTACGTAGTTTTGGTAGAACAATACAAGAAAAGTCTCTACCTATGAGAGACATTAGTAAGAATGTAAGAAGTGATTTACTGGCTTTAATACCTTTACAGACATACGCTATTAAATCTGTATATTCCCCTGAAGATTCTTTTTATTTACTTACTTTTCCAAACAGTAACATAGTTTATTGTTTTGATATGCGAACTACTTTACAGGACGGTTCTAACAGAGCAACTACTTGGTCTGCTTTATATCCTTTGTCTTTTTCCGTACAGGAGACAGGTGAACTTTATATGGGCATAGACTCAGGGATTGTTAAGTATGCTTCTTATTTAGACGGTGCTACTAAGTATCAGCTTAGGTACTTCAGCAATGCAATGGATTTTGGTAATACATCAAACCTTAAGTTTTTAAAGAAGTTTAACTTAACTATTGTAGGTGGACAGAATACACCTACGACTCTTAACTGGGGCTATGACTATACTTCAAGTTACACTAAACAAGCTTTTGTTTTTGGTTCGTCCTCCCTTGCTGAATATGGGGTTTCGGAATACAATACAACTGGTGAATACTCAGCCTCTATAGTTGTAAACACTCCAAAGGTAAATACAAGTGGTAACGGAGAGGTTGTAACTATTGGCATTGAAGCTGAGATAAATGCTTCTGCTTTTTCTATTCAAAAAATTGACATACACGCTTTACTAGGGAGACTTATCTAATGTCTAATTATACAAAGACAACTAACTTTGCAACTAAGGACTCTCTAAGTTCAGGAGACCCAAATAAAATTGTTAAAGGTACAGAAATAGATTCTGAATTTAATAACATTGCTACAGCCAGTGCAACAAAAGCAAACACAGCTAGTCCTACGTTTACAGGAACTGTTACAGCTACTACTTTAAATGTCACAGGCACGATAACTGCTGATACTATTTCTGGAGGATCCTACTAATGTCAATGTTTACAAAAAACGTAAACTTTATGAATCAAATGGCACAGAAGAATGCTCAGGTTGGTTCTGATGGTAGTTCTATTTTTCCTACGTTTAGTTATGACCCAAACACAAACCAGTATATGCAAGACTCCTCTGCATTTGGTCTTACAGGGAATGCGGCTAATACGTACTTTAGTCCTGAAGAGTTTCAGTCTAAATTTGGTAGAACATTAGGTAAGATGCCAAGTAATCAGGTAACTAATGGAATGGACATAAATGATTTTAAAGTTAACACTAGCCTTTTCTCTGATCCTAACTTAGGACAAACAGGACAAGACGTACCACCAACAGGCATAGCTAACGATCCTGTGCTAACTGGTGGTAACACTGGTACTGGTGGTACTAGTCCTTATGCTCCTTTGGACTACTCAGGTATGTCTTCTAGCACTGGTGGCTTAGACACAGGAATGGCCTTAGCAGGATTAGGTGGTTTATTTACTGGAGGTTCTCTTCAGGACTTTTTAGGGACATTAGGAGGATATTATAGAGGTAAGGAAGGGATAGAGGCGGCTTATGGTACTGGTGAAGCAGGTTTTAATTTAGCTGAACAAATAGGCCAACGTGCGGCTGAAGGTTCTCAGTTCAAACCCTACACGGTCACAAGTAACCTTGCTCAAGTACAGACTGATCCAACGGGCGGTTACAACGTAAACCTTAGCCCACAACAACAAGCATTACAGAATCAAGCATTGGGACAGGCAGGTCAATTCTTTGGTCAAGCAGGTTCTTATGATCCTTCCATAGCCGCACAGCGTGGAGCAATGGGCGGTCTGTTTGGTCAAGCAATGGGACAGTACGGTCAACCCACTGGTTTGGAAGGTTTAACTCAAGCAGGTATCTCAGGCGCACAGGGACAATTAGGTAGAGCAGGACAGCCCTCTGACATTAATCAACTACGTGGTCAATTTGCAGGACAAGTTGGTAGTTACTTAGGTCAGCAACCTGATGCAGGTATTGGTGCATTAGGACAACAAGCACTTCGCTTAGGTAGTCAAGGATTAGGACGGTCTGGTC